ACATTAAATAGTATGCAACTAAAATTGTTTTGTTTATATTTTAAACTAAAATATTTAGATTTGTTTATAAATAATGTATATAGTACCACAAATAGCATAAATGCTATAAATCCTATAAATCCTATAAATCCTATAAATAGTATAAATAGCATTCCTTATAATAATAGTGTTAATATTCAGTATTATTCAGATCTTTATGCCAATTATGATATATTAAATACTTCTTTTACTAGCACTTTAGCTACCTCAACTATAAGTATATTATATAGCGAGCTATTGAACAATACAATAAGCCTTATAACTTTTTATAATAAATTACTAGCTAAATTTAAATTAGTTATATATAATGTAATAACACCGCCAATTTTTGGCACATACATATTAAGCAGCAGCACAATAACTCAATTAGAGCGGGATATTAATAGTCTTGTAGAAAATATAGACTTTGTCATTTTAAATGAAAATAGCAAGGTAGAATTTACTCTTATAAGTAGTATTTTAAGTGGTACTATTTTTACTAGTTACTCTGATATAAATGCTATTGAATATACATTAGTAAGTTTTATTGAACTATATAATAAAAGCCAATCAAGTTTTGCTAGGATGAATAGTAGTTCTAGTTCAACATATATTTATGAGCTATTTAATTCGTCTAACTTTATTAACCTATTTGATATAACTAATTTAAATCCATCTGTTTTTTTGAGCAACTTTATAGCTAATTTGGATTCATTAAATGCCTATATTAGTACAAATTTAGCTAATATACCTGAAAGCGGTGGTCTTTCAATAACAAGTAATAATGGTCCTATAATTTTAGACTTATTTGACGCAACCAGTTTTACTCAATTTATTGGCAAAATTAACTTATTTAAAGCTGGCCTTACTAATTTACTAAACATTTATATTGGATTAGAAGTAGCACCAAACAATATTAATTATAGTAATAAGACTTTTGAACTTAGTGGTTCGCAACTTTTAATACATAGTATAGTATCAAATAGCATTAATATTAAGATTAATATTAAATATAAGTCTTACTTTTTTAATTACATTGATATTTCCACAATATTATTAGATATTATTATACCTGATTTAACACCACCAGTCTTGACATTTGCAAACCATGATTTTAGTTTTAATCAAAATGACTTAGTTCCTAGTTCTATCAATAATGTAATAACAAACTTAATACGTGATGTAAGTTATATTGATTTACATCAAAGTTATAACTTTATTACTAATAATATTTATTACAGCTATTATACAGATATAACAAATGTTCGTTCATTTAATAATATACAAAATTCTTTGGTATCAATTGAGTTGCCTGAAATAAAGAATAGTGAGTTCAGAAGTAGTTCAGCACTATACATTGATATTTTATATATTGTAAAAGATAATGCAAATAATATTAATACTATTAATCGTAAATTAATTATTAATAAGTCAAATGATGGTCCGAAATTTTATTATTATAAAGCTAATGAACTTGAATATCAAAAACTAAGTAATACAAGTCTTCCTCCTACACTCACAATAGATGACAATATAACTGTTGCCACACTAAAAGCAGAGCTTACAAATCTAATAACGCTAATAGATCCACGGTTGTCAACATCCGATATTTATTTACAACCTTATATGAGCAAAGCTGCTTTTGATATTTTTTATAGTAGGGCAATAGTTGGCATTGATGTTATTAATATTTATGATTTAACGCGTAGCACTATTCCATATGCTACTTATGATGTAAGTAATAATAGATTTATAGATTATTTTAATTTTACAACTCAAGGTGGACAAGAATTGGCTAACATTAGTAAAATACTATTAGATATTGGAACTTATACTTTGGAATATATAAGCCGAGCAAGCACAATAACAAATAGTATTACTAGCCAATCTAGAACATTAATAGTAAATGCAGCTATTATTGAAGAGGAAGTAAAACCAATTGTAACACATTGTTGTTATCCTAAAGTTGAATATAAACCAATACAAGATAATTATAAATTGGGTTCTCAAAATACTCTCAAAATGAGACGCTCAAAATTTGTTATTAATAGAAATAGGTAGCGCCGCAACAAATATTATAAAAAAGGACTTAAAGCCGCGCAACAAATATTATAAAAAAAGGACTTAAAGAAAATAAATAAAAAATTGATTATTTTAAATATTATTATTAACAATAATAATAATATTATGAATTTTTCTAAAAATGAAATTAAAGTATATAATAATAGTGAATTAAAATTATATCAACAAGTTCATTTGGAATTATTAGTTTGTGAGTTAACAGAAATTAAAAGTTTATTAGATTTATTTTATAGCAATGAAACAAAAGCTAACTTAAGTAGTAAACAAAAATTATATGAAAAATATGAAAAAAAATTAACAGAAAAAATTGCTAATAGCAAACGATTGTTGAAAAATACCAAAATTCGTTTATCTAATAATATTAGTAAATGCATGAACTAAGGCAATGCTTTATTGTTTATATCATTGGTTCTAAGCTATCAATGTTAAAAAGCGCACTAGTATTATTTATTTTTTTCTTGGCAATTTGATATTTTTCAAATAATGGATTTTTCAACACATTTTGCGGTGTATGTTTATGAACTATGCGCGCTATCATTTTATATAGCTTAAAGTCGGGATATCTCTCTGATCCGTCATTTTTATACAATATATTTTTATTTTTATCATCAAATACCCATTCTATTATAATTTTTTTAATAGAAGATTTGACTTTTTTAATGTTGTCTAAATCTTCAATAAAATAATCAAATAAACTGCACCCTAATCTACATAAGTCAAAACTATAATTTGGGTCTATGCGAGGCTTATTTTCATTAAAATATGGTTCACAATTATATTGTGTGCTAGCATCACCATCTTCTGAATAACTATCACTACATATAAACTTATTTTTAAATTTATAAATTGCTCGACCAAAGTCTATTATTTTGTATATTTTGCCAAATGTTGGCACTTTATAATGAATATTATTATATTTATAATATAAATATTTTTTATCCGTAAACACATATACAATGTTGTTAGTATGTAAATCATTATGGGTAAAATGAAATACTTTTTGATATGTAATTAGTGTAAATAAAATTTGTAAAACAATTGACTCCCATTCATCGTCGCTTATTTTTTTACTTAAAATATATGAATCTAATGTGTCTTCGCAACATTCTAATACAATCATTTTAACTGGAAATTTCAAAATAGTGCAATTAATAGTGTCACACAATGAATTTGAATCTGAGCTATCTGTTCCACTACCACTTTCATGGTCACTATCTGTATTATTGCTATTTGTTGAACTTGTTTTATTGCTAGCACTTGAAGACCCTGTATTAGACGAACGCGAAGAACATGTTAGTCCAGACTTACTTGTCTCATTAACACTTGTATTAATATTACTTGATTTATGAGACTGTTTTTCTATAATATTAAGATTTTCATATGTCAAACTACAGCTATTACTAGGACTACTATTGCTATTAGTTATTGCGTTGTCGTAATTGGTTAACGTTAACTCACTAATATTAACGCTTGTGTCATCATTTTTACAAATAGATTGCTCATTAGAAATAACACATAAATCTAAATCATCAATAGATAATGGAGCACTAATATTTAACAATAATGTTTTCTTATTCTTTTTTGTATTATTGAAAAAATAATTGACTTTATCATTATCTTCTAAAAAGAAGATACTATTTCTATGACTATGAAAATGATCAGATTCGGCTAAATATTCTATATCTTCTGATACATCAAATTTATAATTATTTTTTATTCCTAAAAATCCACCATAATAATTTATTCCATTATAAAAATTATAGTCATTTAGTAGGCAACTTGATAAAAAGGAAAAAAACCCATCAATATATGCTGAATTATTTGGATCAGCAAGTTTTTTATAATTACTATTGTAGTCTGTAATACTATATTTGGGTAATTCTAATATATTATAACTATTATCGTATTTACCAAGCATATATTTGACTGGGTCGACTAATGGGCTAAATTTCACATACATTTTTTTAGTATGCTTATTATTGCTATTATCTACAACTGTTCCTACAAATTTATTATAGCTCTCTTTTTCCAAAATAGACTCAAGTTGTAATTTATTATTTAAATTAATGGAATTATAATTTGTACTATTTAAATTAAAATAGTGTTCGTATAATGGAATATAATTTTGAGTTTTTTCTAAATCTAAATACTCTTCTTTGTTAATTGCCTCAAAAAGCTCCTTGTTATTATTTTTTCTATAGTTTAACTCCATTTAATTTATTAATTATAATAATTTTTTTAATATATAACACAATAGTTTAATATAAAGTGTTTAAATATTTGTATTAAGTTTAAATATAAGTATATTTAATATACTTATTAAATAAGTAGTTAGCAATGACATTGGAATTAAAAAAATTTGATATAAAATCTATTAGTTTTAGGCCAGATGAAAATAAAGGACCAGTAATAGTGTTAATAGGGCGGCGCGACACAGGTAAATCTTATTTGGTTCGCGATTTACTTTATTATCATCAAGATATTCCAATTGGAACTGTTATTAGTGGAACAGAAGCTGGAAACGGATTTTATGCCGAACATGTTCCTAAACTATTTATTCACGATGAATATAATACAGCTATTGTTGAAAACATTTTAAAGCGGCAAAAAACGGTAATGAAACAAATAAGAAAAGAAGTAGAGGTTTATAAAAAATCTAATATAGACCCTCGGGCCTTTGTAATTTTGGATGACTGTTTGTTTGATGCTACTTGGACTAAAGATAAAATGATGAGATTGTTATTTATGAATGGGCGTCATTGGAAGATCATGTTGGTCATCACTATGCAATATCCTTTAGGTATTCCCCCCAATTTGCGCACAAATATTGATTACGTTTTTATATTGCGCGAGCCATACATAGCAAATAGGCGGCGTATTTATGAAAATTATGCTGGTATGTTTCCTACATTTGAGAGTTTTTGCCAAGTTATGGATCAATGCACTGAAAATTATGAATGTTTAGTAATTAACAATAATGCTAAATCAAATAAGTTGCACGACCAAATTTTTTGGTATAAAGCAGATCATCATAAAACATTCAAATTGGGCTCAAAAGAGTTTTGGGAAATTAGTAAAAATTTAGACTCTGATAATGAAGAAGAAATGTATGATCCAAACATAAGAGACAAGAAAAAAGGTCCCAAAATTAATGTGCGTAAAACTAAATGGTAATGTGTTTTTATTTATTTTTGTTTTTTTTTGTTTTTTGTTTTTTAGTTTTTAGTTTTTAATTGTTATTTATTTAGTTTTAGTTTTAATTAATTTATTAATATATATAAATGTCTGATAGAGGGGCTCGGAGAGTTAGCCTCGGACTCCATGGTAACCGTAACCGTCTAATTCCGGTTACTATAGATAGAAGGGATAGAATGGATAGAATATATGATAAAACTACAGGTTATGAGCTTACACAATCAGAAATTAGAAGTTTTGAAGAAACTATCGAGCAATTAAGGCATGATCTTAGTAGTTCAAATGATGAAAATAGTGGTCTTAGAGAGCGAGTTATAAAAGCAGAACGCATTGTGAATGAACTAGAACGGGCTTCCGTATCATCTCATAATAAAAATCCATATCCACAAACACAAACTACTTCAGAATCTCTTAATGAAGAACTTGCTGAGTTATGTAATTTATATAAATTAAAAATTGACTTTCCAAATGAATTTTTCTGTCCTTTAACACAAGACATTATGGTCAATCCGGTTACAACCTCCGGCGGACATACATATGAATGGAGTGAAATTGCAGAATGGTTTAAAGAAGGAAATAATACAGACCCTAAAACAGGTTTGGAATTAAATAATACGTTATTGTATCCAAACCAAGCACTTCGCTCATCAATCAACAATTTTATATCTACTTGTAAGCTTATTATAAATGAGCTTCGTAAAAAAGAAGTTCTTAATAAAACACGAGGATCTATAAGAATGCGTTCCGCACCGGCAGAATATGGAACACGCTTAAGGTTAGTTAGAAAGACCAGAACAAAATCAAAAGTTAAAGCCAGCTCCAAATCTAGAAAATCATCTACAGCTAAAGCCATAGCTACAGAAACAGCGCCATCTTCATCAAAGTTCATTCAAGAACTTGATGCGCGAGAATAATTTTGCTCCCGTTGCAACGGGAGCAAAATAATACAGGGAGTGGTGGTCAAAATATTCAAAAAGATTTTCTAAATATTAAACCTGTTTTACATTTCAAACGCCAATTTTTACTTACATAAAATTTAATAAATAATGCCTTCTATTACGTTACAGCGCACTAAATATTAAAAATACACATATTAATATATATATTAATATGTGGGCGACCTACGATTATACTAACTTTCCAACTGTTTATGTAACTATTAGTGGTTCAATCGAGAGTCCGCGCGATTTTATACATTTTATAGATCAATGGTTGCAATTATTTAATAATGGTACAATGTATAATTTATATTTCAATACTGTTAATTGTGGTTACATAAATATAAAATATGCTATTTTAATGGCCCATAAGATTAGACAATTTAAAAAAAACAAATATACTAATTTACAATTTAGCAAAATAGCAGTAGCAAATAAATCTATATTAATTTTATTGCGTCTAATTTTTTATATAGAAGCACCAATTGCTCCTGTTGAAGTATATTATGAAAAAAATCACATAATTAGCAGCGAACATTTTTATCCACATTAAACATATTTTAACTATAATTAAAATATTTAATATATATATAATGAGTTATACAGAAGAAGACAAAGAATACTTATTAAAAATAATAAAAGCAGTAAATATAATTGAAACGCATATAATAACTAACCCTAAGATTAAAGAATTTATATTGTCTATAGCAAATGATGATATAATAACAAAACTAGATACAATACAAAATGCTGAGTCACAAAATTATATAGCAAGAAATAAATCGGAAGAGATTACTATATTTAACAGATTATCTAGCTTAGTAAATGCTATAATTTATATTACATATTTGCTCTATTTACTTACAGATTTTTATGAATATAAAGAATATGCAAAAGGCAAAGATGATATAATATTTAATAATGTAAATATTAGCCAAATTAAAGATATTGTTCCAACTTTATTAACCAATAAAGTACAAATAATAGCCGAATTGTATGATGCTTACAACTCAAAATCTAAATCAAAAAAAGAATATATAAAGTTTTATAATAAATTCTTTGATATAAACAAACTTGATAATGAATTTAAAAGTTTAAATAATCCTATGGCTGCTCGTCCTAAAACTACCAAACATAGAAGACATAAGCGAGGCTATAAGCGAAGCTATAAGCGAGGCTCTAAGCGAAGCTATAAGCGAAGCTATAAGCGACGCCAATAATAGATTACTTCATAATACTATTATTAAGTATATAATTTTATATATATTTTAAATATTTAATATATATATAATGAGTAGGCGTTTAAGCTCAAGGCTAAAATCATTAACAAGAAGAAATAACGCACTAAGTATAAGAGCAATTCCTACACCAATAACGACTCTTAGTACATGGATATTTATACACCCTAGAGGACGGCGTCCTTATTATTACAATATTAAAACACGAAGTGTTTCATATGGTGTTCCCATTAATGCTGTTATTATAGATAGCTATAGGGAACTTGGAAAGATGGTTGCCCATGATGCAGCGTTAAGGGCACGTTATCTTGCCCGTGAGCGTCGTCAAGCTGAAATAGAAGCACAGTTTGCCCATATTGTGCAACCAGCACCAGATGTACGCCTTGCCTTGCTTAAGACTGATACAGATAATCTTAGAAAAAACTATGATAAGTTATATGCTGAATATATTGTAGTATGTAAATTTCATAAACTACCTATAATAGAAATAGAAGATTTTTGTGAGAATTGTTTATGTGCTATTGATAATGAAGTTATGATGTATCCAACTGCGATTCGCGACCAAACTAAGAAGGCATATGAAAAACATACCATAACAAAATGGCTTAGCCTTGGTAACACGTCTGATCCCTCACGTATAGAAAAAGACCCATTAACTGTTGATGATCTTAGACCTAATAATGCTATCCAAGACAAAATTGATGAATACAAAGAATTAATGCAAAAAACTATAAATAAAAATCCACTACCAAGCGATGATGTGGTTAACGAAGCTTTGACTAGCGAAGCACAAGCTAGCAATGCAGTTGCCGCCGGTCCGCGAAGAAAAAGAACAAAAAGAACAAAAAGAACAAAAAGAACAAAAAGAACAAAAAGAAAAAAGAGGAAAAAGGCATAAAATAAAATTGACTTTGTGTTTTAACATATAAAACTATTATATATAGCAAATGATGCAAAGGAATGAGGTTCAAGCGCATGGATTTTCTTGGGAACGTGAGCTCATATGTAATGTATTTGGTGTTACTATTGAAGACTATAAACAAATAAAATATACTAGCAAAATGGACTTACCAGCAAATCTAAATCGTCTTGATGGTTGTGATGTGTCTATAAAAACATCATGCAATTTAAACACAGTTTGCATGGCTGATTGTTTACGCATATATGATGCCGTGACAAGCGGAAATTCTTTTCACATGGTTGTAGTTCATTATAATCAAGATGATACAAATAATACAAAAAATATTATAGCCATTACAGAAATAGATTTAACTGCTAGTAGTGCTCTACTATTTGGAGGTCTTAGTCGTTGCCAAATAGAAGAACTTGATAAATTGGTAAAATCTATTCCACAAAAAAGAAAACCAACACAAGAAGAACATAAACAAATGTATATTTTGCGAGATAGTTTACAAACGATGGGTGGAGCAATTCATCTTGATATAAAGTGTAATAGTTCTCAAAGCAGACTTCAATGTTCCTTTAATAAATTCCAAGAATTTATTGAAAAAAATCCAAATAAAATAATTGCAAAAAGCAATAACAATGAATTTCGTGGTGGAGCAATTAGTGCGTCTATTACATCTTCTCGTCGACTATTGCGGAAGAAAGAGATTGTATAATAACATTAATTACAGCATTTGCCTCAGATTGTGAAAGACTACGAGGACCAAGTGTATTGCTTGGAAACGTAACATTATTTATTTTTTCAACAATATTATCAATATTACACATATTGGCAGTGTCAAGTTTTATAAAATTGTGGGATTGCGGACTGAATGTGCGCCCATCATT